TCAAAAGTTACCTTTACATCTGTTCCAGTCGTTTTCGGTAAGAAAACTGAGTTATCTTGCCCCTTCACAATGTTTACTGTGCTCGGCGATGGGTTTATCAACTCATCTTGCGCCTTCGGTGAGAATGTATCGCTGCTTGATAGCGGTGCAGACGATGGAACATATGGAGCGACATCTGCGCTAAACCCATACACGCCATTCGCAGCAAAATTATCTCCAGACATTTCAGTCTTTATTTCTTGCTGTCGTTGTAAAATTGCGATTCCTGATCCCATGATTTTCTCAAGTGTTAAAAATTAATATTTGGTGCTGGGAAATCTAAACTAGCAATAGGTGATGGTGGCGGTGGACCATTAGGCAACGGGTCTGGGATTGGATTAGGTGTGCAAGTATTCAAGTTCTTTATTCCTTGTTCTTCGCTAATTAGATGTTCAGCACGACCATATGGCGACTTCACAACAACGGCAGCATTTCCCACTATATGAGTGACTGCACCGCTAACAGTTGTTGACATTGCCCCAGAAACTTGAGTTTTTACACCACTCACGGTAGTTGATACACCAGACATACTAGCAGATAATCCAGTTATTGCTACAGATTGTCCACCTGCTATCGATACACCCTGCGGCGCAGAAATAGCAGTGCCAGACCCTGAAACAATCTCAACTGATTTAGCAAGAATACGGAGTTTGCCGCCAATCTGCAAATAATAATCGCCGTCTATAGTTTCATATTTGTCGCCATTTACATAAGTTCTTTGGTCACCCATAGTAATATCTTGGCGACTAGAAGTAGATTTTATCTTCGTAGCGCCTGTATTTGCAAATTCTAGAGTGCTTCCTGTTCTATGCGAAAGTTGCACACGCTCAAAGCCAAAGGTATCGTCTAACTCGAACGCATGCCCAGACTCGGTTTCTGTAACATTGTTGTATGGGAATTTAGCAGCATAACTTGGATAGGCTTCGTCCCACTGACTAGCAGCCGCTGTAGGAATGCCTGTGACTCTGGTCTTTCTTTGTATATCTATGGTTGTATTGGCGATAGATTCGTTTGTAACGCCATCAAACTTACCATCTTTCTCGCCGCGAACTGGTCTTGCAAGCCTTGATATTGTAGGCTCGTTTAGATATTTTGGATATCTTGAAGGATCCTCGTCTGCGATCCTTATTCCCTTTGTATCTTTACCGAGCTGCGATGCACCAGTATCTATTTTGCGCGGCATAGCAGCATTGCGTTTATCTGCAGCACTTAATGGGTCACTGAAACCAGCACTAATATCACGAATTTCGTCAGGGATTCCTGGAACAGTTCCCATAATAATTGGATACTGCCCTTCTTCACCGTCAGCAAAGAAACCGAATACCATGGTTCCTTCGGTTGGTGGTTGAACGCTCTTAAGACCATAAGGAACTATCGGGTGCGCCCATGGCAATTTATCTACTGGTATTTGATTTGAACTTTCATTGTGCCAGCCAAAACAACGAACACGGCAACGACCAAGTTCTAGTGGGTCTATTCGATCTTCGACAACACCAAACCACCAAACAAAATTGTTTAAACCTAGAAAATCTTTATTCATTTTATAACTTTTGAGCCTTTTTATATTCTCCACCAGCAGATAAATCTAATGGTGCTCCCAAAGAATTTTTAGATAATTCTAAAATAGTTTGTAATGATCCAGGAACAATTACATGTCTAACTGCAGTAATTAGATATTTTCCTGAATAGTATGGATCTTTTACTTGTTCGTTTTGTAAATTTTTAGTAAATGCTGGAATGTTAACATTTACTGTATAGCCAGCACTATATTGTGGATTACCTGGAACCACACAGTGTAGTTCAGTATTATTTATGATTTCTATTTGCATCTCGCGCTGCGCTAAAATTTCTTCAATATGACTTTCATCGGTCTTAACATTTTTACTTATGAAATATGGTAAGTTTGTATTACCTTTATTTGTCAACCAGTATCGAACCTTAGAATCAAATTCTTCGTATAATGCCTTTTCTCTTCTATTTTTAGCATCATTGAATGGAAAAAATCCATCAATCATAATTTCTGCAGTTTGACTGTTTAGTAAAGAAACCTCGTTTTTAACATATTTTTGTCGTATTAAATCTAATGTGTATAACTTAGAACTATATAATCCTTCTCGAGTTGCTTTAGCAACATCAAAATTTTGATTAAACTTGAGTGTATTGATATCTGTTGAGTTTACAAACGGAGCAACCTCACTGTTTGCAGAATATTTTGCAGTTGAATAATTTATTGTTGTTATACTGTTTTTTTTGTATAATGCTTCTAACGAAAGAAAATTAAATCCTTCTTTATTTTCAAAAAATAAAAATGGAGAGCGAGAATCGCTATAAGAATTTTTAGTAAAATACTCTATTGCGTCTAGCGGTTTTTTCCTTGTTAAAACGAATTCAGTCGGTCCAGAAGATTTACTAAAATCTACTAATTTATTAAATGGCACTTGTAAATCATACAAACAAATATTAGCAACATACTCTAGTGTATTACCACCGTTGTATGCTCTAGAAATAGATTGTTGATTAGAAAACACTAGTTCTTCAGAACAAAAATGTAATATATAATTTTGAACTTGACTTTGTTGTGCTTTTTCTCTATCGCTAATTTTGTATATTCTAAAAACTTTTGTATACCGTTGATTCTTTAAAGTTTCACCTGGTCGCCCAAATGTAATATACAAATACTCATTTCCATGAATTGCGTAGTCTGCTAAAATGTTAATTCCATCTTGTATAAAAATGGTTCCTGTGATTACTGGTTGAAAAATATCTTCATAGATATTAATTGAATTGAATATGTTTTTTAAATCTGCAACCCTGCCGTTAGAACTAACTAACTTTAGTTCTAAGATTTCAACATCACGATTAGAATTGCTGGTATTATTAAGCATTTAAAACTGACTCTAATTCTAACACTAAAGATTGAATATACTCGGGTTTGAGTATCTTAATCTGTCTTCTTGATTCATTGATATTGTCTTCATAATTATAGACATAAATGGGGTTGTATGTTGATGTCATAATTAAAGTTGCCACCGCTGATGTATTAGAGTTAGAATTATTTGCATAAAAGGTTACTGTTTTAGTTTCAGAATTAGCAGCGCCTAAACTTTTAATCTGAAGTGTGTTCGAAGTATAGCTGTATTGCTCTAGAGTTATGATGCTAGTATTTGTTGTTTCTACCGTCGGACCACCAACCTCTGCTAATGTTTTTTTAACTTCCAACTCATAGTGATGAATTGTAGAGTACGCATTAGAAATAGAAGAATAACCATATTGCTTTACTATTTTTCTTTCTAATGCATCACGCGACAATGGAAGTTCGAACAATGGATCATTAATTTTGTTAACTAGTAAGATAACCCAGTGATATTGCGAACTGCCATACTGTTTATAAGAAATTAGTTCAGGTGTGTCGGTGTCTTCGACTTGATATTCATAAAATGCTAGTGCATTTGTTAGCACGCTGTCTTTAATGTTAAATCGTGCAAAAATATTAGTGACAGCCTCAAGGTTTCCTTGAGATAAATCAAACGCATAACTAATTTTTGGAAATTGACTAAAATACATTTTAGAACCCTTGTTGTATCGCTTCTCTGTCTATAATCTGAGTTTCTTTAAATCTTACACTCATTCGCGTTTCAACTGGTGAGCCATCATTAAAAGTTGCAAACGACCCACCTCCAGTGTAATCGATAGAAATGTCCTCTAAAACGCACTTTTTTGTCTTAAATAAAAATTGATTTGCTTCTTCAAATGTGTGATAAAACTCAAGTTCAAATTGCGCTGGTGGAATTAAATATCTTCCACCTGTACCTGCGGTAATTCTAGGAGCACCATAATATCTTATGGAGTTAATTATGTTTTTAATGGCTAATGCTTCGTTTGGGTTTCGCGGAACTAGTCTAAAATCTAAAGTAAACTCTCGAAGCTGAGGAGCATTGTAAATTAATTCTAATTGTGGATTGATTGACATTCCTGTTGTAGCAAAAAATCCAATTTTAGCAAAGTCTTCGTTTATAAAGGTTTCTGCTAATCGACCTGCAGCCTCGGCGATAAATGGGTCTGGGTTTCCAGTTTTACCTTTAAGCGAACCGACAGCCTGAGCAAGTTGCCCTAATCCGCCAGATGCTTGTGTAAATGAAATCTCACCATAATCGTTTTGTTGAGAAATTGCTAAAGTTTCTGGCATTAATAATGCTAGAAAAGTATCAACTTTTAGTGTATTTCTTTTTAGCGCAAACCCTCGGATTAATTTTTTTGCTCTACTAGTTGTTTCTTCTACGCCAAACAGTTCACCAATTCTATCTGTTACTGCTGCGGCAACATCAGGACCTAATTCTGCAGCTGCAGCAGCAGTGACGGCTCCCGCAGCAGCTCCTGCTCCAGCAAATTTAAAAATTGCATTTCTTCCGCCTCTCAAGGCACCAAATACTCCACCATAAAATGCACCGTATGCACCACCTACTGCTGCTGCAGCTCCTGTTGCATTTTCAGCAACAAAAGTTCCAGCTGCTTCGCTACCAGCTCTAAATGATTGCGAAGTCTCATCGACTGGATTAATATCTGAACCTGTTTGCGTCTCATAAATCTTTATTAGAACATAAGGAATTGGTTTTGTTTCAAGATCTAATGGAAACAGATACTTTTGAGGTGTTGTTGCAATTGCGTTTGTAGGAGTTTGAGGTGTTTGGGTTTGATTGGGTGTGACTTCCAACGGTTTAGTTTGTGGGTTAATTGAAGTTTGTGGTCTATTAGAAGCAGCTGCAGCTCTTTCAGCAGCTTGTGCAGCAGCGGTTATTCTAGATTCTACGTCTCTGGCTGTTGAACCCATGGGTTATTCCTATAAATACTTGATGGCTTACAGTGGTAAATTTAGTCCTAAAAACTTCAATAAATATTTAGGTGATCCCACGAACATCTGGTACAGATCGCTCTGGGAACGCCGAGTTATGGTGCACCTGGACGGTAACTCAAATGTAATTGAGTGGTCGAATGAAGAAATCGTCATACCTTATTTATCGCCGATTGACAACAAAATGCACCGATACTTCCCAGACTTTTTCGTTAGAATGCGCAATAAAAGTGGGCTGACAGAGGCTATGATTCTTGAGGTCAAACCGCTGATGCAAGCCCAGCCGCCGCAAAAACGAAGCCGAGTTACCAAGCAATACATTCGTGAGGTTGCAACTTGGGGTGTAAACGAAGCCAAATGGAACGCAGCAGTAGAATACTGTGAAGATAGAAATTGGAAATTTAAGGTCATTACGGAAAAGGACATCTTTTAATAATGTCACTATTTACAAAAATTAGCAAGGAAATGAATGCCGCTGGGATTCGCCCAAGAACAGACGCAGCCAGAGCATGGCTGGGTGGGAAAATCAGTCAGCTCCGTATCCCCTCAGATCGCTCTAATGTTCTAAACGACGCTTCTAGAATCTCTCCTCGAGCCTTTATCGGTCGTATGTACATGTACCATTACGACCCAAAATATAAAGATGTTCTACCAGTTTACGATAAGTTCCCGTTGGTCATCCCAATGGAGATGTATTCAGACGGGTTCTTGGGTTTAAATTTACACTATCTTGACCCATACAGCAGATTAGCGTTATTGGATAGGCTGATGGATTTCGCCAATAACGATAAATACAATGACTCAACCAAGTTTAATTTGTCATATGACTTATTGTCCAGGTCGCGTCGATACAAGATGATTGAACCGTGTATAAAGAGATACCTGTTGAGTCACATTCGTTCATCGCTAATTTACATAGAGCCGAACAGTTGGGAAACGGCAATATTTCTCCCAACCGCAAAAATGGTGTATAAAAAATAATGGCAGAACCTTTCGAATTCCCTGGTGTGTCTGAAGAAGTTGTGGTTAGCGCAACAAGGCTTCCACCAATTTTATCAAACATATACAATATTGATGCAGTTCGCTCTCAAAATTTATTAAGAAGTTGTAAATTTGCTGCGCAATTTACCAGTTTGCCACCATTCTTAGCATCATTTTTTCAAGGTGATTTTAAACGATTGACTTATCTCTGCGATTCTGTAGAATTTCCAGGACAAGTAATAACTGCAGTTGATTATAGAATACCAGGAACATTAAAAGTTAAAGTTCCATATGCTAGAGAAATAAATGAGGTAAATTTTAGTTTTTATTTTCCAAATGATTTACCGATCTACGATATAATGAATACTTGGATTCAAGAAATTTCTCCGACAACTAACGCCAATAAATATTTTGATGATATTAGGGGTCAGATTATTCTACACCAGTTCAAAGATACTGAAAGTTTTGGCAATCAAATTGGAACAAACATGAAAGTACAATTGGTTGATGCATATCCATTAAATGTGCAGTCTTTACCATCTAATTGGGCTGATGATGGGTTTCATAAAATTAATGTCAGTTTTTTCTTTAGAGATTTTAACGTGCTTTAACGATTGGAGTTATTATGCCATTACCAAAAATTGAGTTTCCTTTATTCGAAATTAAAATTGTTTCATTACCGAACCCCATCAAATTTAGACCATTCTTAGTAAAAGAAGAAAAATTACTATTGATGGCTTTACAGAGCGAGGACGAACAAACAATATTAAACACAATAAAACAGGTTATTAATAACTGTCTAGTTGAGCCTATTGATATAGATTCTGTTCCAATTTTCGATTTGGAGTATTTGTTTTTAAACATTCGCGCCAGGTCCGTCGGGGAAATCGTTGACAGTGCTTATGTTTGTCGTAATGTTGTTGGCAAGGAAGAAAATGAAAACGGTGAAGAAGTTGAGTCACAATGCAAACATCTTATGAATGTAAAGATTAATCTGTTGGAGATACAACCACCAATTAATGACATTTCTAGTAAACTATATCTAACCAAAAATATTGGAATACAGTTAAAGTTTCCAACATTAGGAACATTTAGAAGTATTAAGAGTTTAATATTGTCTGAAGATCTAGAACAAGTTTATGATTTTATTTTCGATTGTACTGATTATGTATTTGATGAGCAAAATGTTTATTATACACATGAATCAACCATAGAGGAGTTTAAGCAATTTCTTGAATCATTAACACAGGAACAATTTGATCGTATCCTAGATTTTTTTAAAGATCTCCCAACTATTAAGAAAGAGCTCAAACATAAATGTGAAAAATGTGAATTTGAGCATAATCTTGTATTGGAGGGACTGTACGATTTTTTTACCTAACCTTCCGCGAAGGGTCATTGCGCGGATATTACAGCAATATGTTTACACTAACTCACCAATACAAATATACGCTGACAGAGTTAGAAAATATGTTGCCATGGGAACGCGATATGTATATTACAATGGTAAATAACTGGGTTAAAGAAGAAACTGATCGATTAAATAAAACTAAAATCGAATCAGAAGAAACAATGAAGAAATTGTTTAAAAATAAGAAACGATAATGTCATTAGTAGATCTTGCATCAAAAATATACACAGTTAAATCTAGAAAAAATTTATCTGCTAGTTCTGCATTTACATCATTAATCCGTGAAGACCTCGCTATGAGGTTTTCTGTGTTTAATATCACAAAGGCATTGACGGGTTCTGAATTTATTGCAACTATTTTACAATCAAAATATGGCAAACTAACACCAATACAAAGAGAAGAAGCAGCTGCAGAAAAGAAACAACTTCTAAAAGAAAAAAGATTTAAACAATTTACAGTTAATTCTATTGTAAATTTAAATAATAAAATTACCACATTAACTGCATTAACTGAAAAAAATACTGCTTTAATTTTAAATTTGTATAACGATCTCGGTTCTTTCAGAAACATAAGAAAAGACGAAATTAATAAAATTAGTAGTTTATCTGCAGTTAGAACTAAAATTAGATCTAGAACTGTTAAATATCAAATTGATCAAATACGAGATCAAATTAACCTATTACAAGAAGTAACTGTTGGTAGAAAAATTCCTCGAACGAGAATAGCAAGAAAAAATACACAAGAAATGAAAGGTGGAGTATCTGGTGGTGGTGGTATTACCATACGAAAAGATGGTCAGATAATTTCTACGGCTACAAAAGAAATAAACTTTACAGGTCGACATGTTCAAAAGGTAGAAAGAACTGGTATAAATTCTGTTGATGTTGTCATAGAGCCTAGCCTTATAGAAGACATTATTAACATGGCACCAACAGGGGGAAGAGGAAGAGGAAGAGGAAGAGGAAGAGGGAGAGGAGGTCCAAAGCCTGGGACTCCAAAGCCAGGTACTCCAAAGCCAGGCACTCCAAAGCCAGGGAGTCCAGGTAGCACGGCTTCAAAAATTTTAAAAAATGCGTTAACTATTCCTAATATAAAATCTCTTATTGGGGGATCATTGGTTGGCGCAGCTGCATATGAATTAGGACCTGGAAATCTTAACAGAATAACAGGAGCATTTCAAGAATCAGCAAACGAAATAACAGTAGAACAAGACAAAGTAGCATTAAAATATGGGTTAACAATTAAAAGAACTGGGAGTGGTGCAGTTGCTGGGTTTGAAATAGATGGAAAACAATACGAAAAATTTGAAGATTTACCACGAGAATACCAAAACATAATTGACGCATACATTATTCCAGTTCGTGGTGGTGGTCGTCCACCTGACACGCGCAGTGGTTCAGCTACATCTGCATTAAAAACAATTGCTGAAACTCCTAGCAAATATAAAATGCTCGAAACGAGAGAAGGCAGAGCACAAGTTCTAGAACCGCCTACAGCAGCAGATATTGAAAATAAAATTATTAGAGCAGCTATGACTGCACAACTTACAGTGACTGAACCGCAGTTAACAACTCCAAATTTGGGAGTAAGTGGTTTGATGACTGCCCCAAAAATAGGAACAGGGACAGTTGCTGATTCGGCAACTTCAGTTTCCGCTTCTGGTAGAGTTACCAATAAAGATCAATTTGTACAAGTCATGTTACCTGCAGCAAGAAGTGCTGCAGAACAGTTAGGAAATCCAGCACTTGCTCTAGGTATCCTCGGTCAATGGGCTGGAGAAACAAATGTTGGTAAAAACCTCTCAGCAGACTTTAATTATGCAGGAATTAAAGCTGGAAACAAGTATGCGAAAGGTAGTTATGTACTAACAGAAGAAAGATATACTGCTGCTCAATTAAAGCGAGCAACAGAATCTGGCGGAGAATCTATAGAGTCAATAATTGACAGCCCAACTAAAAAGTTTAAAAAAGCTGGGCACGGTATGGTTACTGTAGACGGATGGTACGGTAAAGGTGCTTGGCAAGATGCAGCGAATAAAGGTCAATCTTGGGTTCAAGTAAGAAGTCATTTTGCTAAATTTAATAGTTTGGAAGATTTTGTTTCTGCATATGTTAGTGTTCTAAAAAATAAAAGATATGCAAGTGCTATACAGGCTACTGATCCTAAACAGTTTGGATTATTGGTCGCTCAGGCAGGTTATGCAACAGCAGGTGCTGCAGAGTATTCTAAGAAAGTTGGAGGAATGGTTGCAAGTTTAGGTCTTGCTGGTAGTGATTCTTACGGAGCAGTAAGAACTAGTAGTCCAATGTTATTAGCAGGAACACCAGGAGCAGCCGTGTCCTCGCCATCTGCTGCGCAACAGATGGTTGCGTCCTCAGTATCTAATCAATTACAGTCATCTATGGGTGAAGTTGTTGGTTCTGCTGCATTAATTCAAGGCGAGACACTACAAAACAGTGTGGTATCATTAAACAACAGGATAAGTTCCTTGGAAGAAATACTACGCATGGATCGCGAAGATAAAAACTTTCCAGTAGTAAGGAATCAAGCAGAAATACAAACAGGATATGCATAAAAAAAGGGGACTATTTCTAGTCCCCCCAAACATCACTATGGAACGCACACCGTGCTTATAAGCGATGTTTAGTCTTTTGCCAAACGCTCAAAAAACGCCATATCGTCATCATCGACGCTGACGCTTTCAGCCGTCACTTTCTTGGCAGGAGCAGAACGAACAACAGGAGCATCAGCCTCCTCGTCATCAATCCGAGGAGCAGTTGCACCAGCAACGCCACCAGCACCAAGAACCTTGTTCAACTTTGCCTTCAGTTCGTCATAGGTCTTGAAGTTCTCAGGCTTCAAGAAATCCTTGAGCGAGTGAGCAGACTTCCAGACCTTTTCAATCTGAGCATCATCACCAGCGAACAATGGAGCAGCAGCCTCGAACTCTGACTTATCGTAGTTGCGATAGCCTTCGACCTGACGAATCTTGACCTTGAAGTTCGCACCCTTCCAGAAGTCAAACGGATTCAGCGGCGTCTCATCAGCAAACTGAGGCTCAAGTTTTTCCTTGATCTTATCAAAGATCTTCTTACCAAACTTATAGAGGAAAACCTTACCTTCGTTCTGCGGTCGCTTGGCGTCAGAGATGACAAGCACATTTGCGATGTATGTCAACTTGCGCTTCTGCTTACGAGCGATTTCCTTGTTTGCTTCGATGCCAGAGTTCCAAAGAACAGTGTTGTACTCAGAAACTGGATCGTTCTTGCCCATAGTAGTGAGAGAGTTCTCAATGTACCAACCACCTGGACCTTGGAAACCATGGGACCAGATTTGTACCCAAGGCAAACCATCTTCGCCGTCAACTGCTGGTGTATCGAGGAAGCGGATAACTGCGTATCCGTTGCCAGCAGCATCAACATCAGGTTGCCAAAAGCGATCATCTGCGCTCTTAGAACCGCCACCACCTGCTGAAGATTGCTCAACTGCCTTCTTCAACTTATCAAGGGACGAACCCTTCTTTAGATTTGATAGACTCATTTGTATTCTCCGTATAGCGTTGTATAAATTGTATTTTGCTTATCCACTTTCTTCATTACCATATTATTATATAGTATTCTGTTGAGCAAGTAAAGTTTCTTTTGTCAAGAGTTTATACTTGTCAACATTTACTGTCAAAAACGCACCATACTTGCGCACCTTTCTTGACACTTTGGGATAGATGATATCATCTGAAATCTTCTTGTCCCAAATTCGAATAAAGTCGAAGATGTTATTGAGAATCACCACAGTTTCTATAGTCACTTCTTTTTGCATAAGAAGATTCAGCAATGGTGGAAATTGTCCATCTTCAACTTTAAATAAATTGTTAAACTTGTTTGGGTCTGGGCAGATCTTTTGTAGATCTTCAATATAGACCTTGCTCATCGAATCCGTGGTTCGTTTCCAATCCCTATAAGTTTCTTCAGCCTGTTCTTCAAGCAATGACTTGGTCCAATTATCGTCACTGTGTACAAAATTAGCAACCAGAAATGGAACCATCTCATCGTCGCGGTACTTGCGCGCCAGACGATGGAAAAGAAACTTGTCGCGGCGTTTTT